TGCCATGGCCTCTCTCCGATCCGTGCGTGTTGCGGTAGCCCTGGCTGGCCCCTGACGGCACCTAGGACAGCCTCCGGGAGGTGTCAGCGATGCAGCGTCCCTGCAATGTCTGCGGCACCGTCTATGAGGCGCAGCGGTCGACGTCCAAATACTGCTCGGCGAGATGCCGGATGCGGGTCTCACGCGGGGTAGTCACCATCCCTGAGGTCACTGAGGGTGAAATCACGCCTGTGACTGTGGGTGATATGCCTCCGGTGACGGTTCTGGTTCCACCGTCTGATCTCGATGTTGGTCCGGTCGAGACGGCGCTGCTCTCTGAGCTGAATGAGGTGGAGCGTGCGTCGACTGCGCTGGGTCAGGCCGCGCTTGCTCTGGCTCGCCGGGTGGACATCGGCCGCGATACAGGCGCCGGTCTAGCGTCACTGGTCAAGCAACTCGAGGCCACCGCTAAGGCTGCGACGGCGAACGTGAAGTCCGCGGCGTCTGCGCTGGATCTGATGCGTGACGAGCTCGCCGAACGCAGGTCTCGCGGTGCGTGACCCGGCGTACAAGTGGGTGCCGCCGTACAAGCAGACGTTCGGGAACCTTGCCGCTGAGGTGGGCGAACAACTCGGCATGGTGATGGACGCCGAGCAGCGGATGATCCTGGATGCGATCTTCGCCGAGAATGAGCGTGGCCGTCCGGCGTGCTTCTCAGTGGCGGCCATAGCCCCTCGCCAGAACCTCAAGACCGCCACGCTTGAGATTGCGGCGCTCACGGATGTGTTCGTGCTGGGTGAGCCGTTGCATGCGTGGACGGCGCACCTCTTCGACACTGCCGTGAAGACGTTCAATCACATGTGTCAGTTGATTGAGTCCAACGACGACTTCCGCAGGCGTTGCCGCAAGCCGAAGGCGTCTCACGGCTTCGAGTCGATTGAGCTTCTGACGGGCGAGAAGATCGAGTTCCATGCCCGATCCAAGGGCAAGGGCCGCGGTATCACTGGGGACAAGATCACCTGGGACGAGGCCCTGTTCCTCCAGCCTGCCGAGACCGGCGCGCTGCTGCCGATCCTCGCCACCCGCAAGGGCGCACAGGTCCGGTATGGGTCTTCAGCTGGCTTCGTTAACAGTGACGTATTGCGGCGCATCCGTGACCGCGGCCGTGCTGGTGGGCATCCACGTTCCGCGTACTTCGAGTGGTGCTCACCGATGGCTGAGTGTGAAGACCCTGCCTGCAACCATGAGGTCGGGGTTACCGGGTGCGTAGCCGACAGGATCGATCTGCTGGAGATTGCGAACCCGGCGTACGGGACTCACCCCGGAGCACGAATCACCCCGGAGCGGATGCAAGACTTCCGCGGCGAGATGCCTCCGCTGGAGTACATCCGGGAGTTCCTCGGCTGGTGGGACGAGCCGGGCACTGCGGATGCCGCGTTCGGCCCGGGCAACTGGGAAGCGTGCGCTGGCGATCCTGCTCAGGGTGTCCCGATGGGCGCTATCGGTGTGGCTGCGTCGATGGACATGAAGCACGGCGCCATCACGGCCGCCGCGTCCGATGGCCGGGTGATTCACCTGAAGCCGCTGCAGCACGGTCCCGGTACTGCATGGGTTGTGCAGCGGGTCGCTGACCTGCAGGTGCAGCACAAGGTTCCGGTGGTGATCGACAAACGCGGCCCTGCGGCCCCGCTGATCCCACACCTGGAGCGCGCCGGGGTGGAACTGACGGTCCTGGACACGCAGGGCGTCATGGACGCTTGCGCGGCGCTGCTGGATCTGGTGCGTGAACGGAAGGTCCGTCACGCCATGTACCCGGAACTCGAATTCGCGGTGCAGGGTGCGGTCCGCCGACTCGTGGGTGACCGGTGGGCGTGGGGCCGGAAGGTCTCCACCGCTGACATCTCGACGCTCGAGGCCGCGACTCTCGCTGCTCACGCGGTGACACTGCCGGAACCCGAGAAGGTCCCGCCTGCTCCTCCGCTTGCCGATGTTGGTTCCAGTTCGCACATGTCCGATTCGTTCGACTCGATGGGCTTCTGACGGAGGTGAGCACATGGCTGACGTACCGGCTCCGTTGACCGCGAAGGGCTACGAGGCGGAGCAGTGGGGCCAGTGGGCAACTCCGGACTCGATGAACGAGGAAACACCGGAGTTGATGTGGCCGAACTCGGTCCCGGTGTACGACAAGATGCGCCGGCAAGACGCGCAAGTCCGTTCGGTTCTCCGTGCCGTGGTGCTACCGATCCAGCGAACGAACTGGTCGATCGACCCCAATGGCGCCCGCGACGAGGTCGTGCAGCTGGTCGCTGAGGATCTCGGTCTCCCGATCAAGGGGCAGGGCGCGGTCCCGACCTTGCGGACGCGGGACCGGTTCTCCTGGTTCGATCATCTGCGCCTCGCGCTGCTGATGCTGCCGTTCGGGCACAGCTTCTTCGAGCAGGAGGCCCGCCTGGATGATCAGGGGCGCTTGCGGTTGAAGCGTCTCGGTCACCGCCCGGCGCGCACGATCTCCCGATTCAACGTCGCACGCGACGGCGGGCTGCAGTCGATCGAGCAGCTGACCACGTTGGGTGCCTCGGGCCCGATCGACGTGAACCGGCTGGTCGCCTATGTCTATGAGCGCGAGGGCGGCAACTGGGCGGGTATCTCACTGCTGCGTCCGGCGTACAAGAACTGGGTCCTGAAGGACCGGCTCATGCGGGCAAACACCACCACGATCATCCGCAACGGTCTCGGTGTCCCGGTCTACGAGGGCGCTGAAGGCGAGATGGACCTGACGCCTGGCTTGAACATGGCCAAGCAGGTCCGCTCCGGTGATGACGCGGGCGCGGCTACCCCGAACGGCGCGAAGCTGCGGCTGATGGGCGTCGAGGGGACTCTGCCCGACGCCTTGCCGGCCATCCGGTACCACGATGAGCAGATCGCCCGCGCAGTCCTGGCGCACTTCCTGAACCTCGGAACCCAGACCGGCAGTTGGGCGCTGGGGTCTACGTTCGCGGACTTCTTCACCCTGTCGCTGCAGGCTCTCGCGCAGCAGGTTGCGGACGTCGCGAACTCTCACATTGTCGAGGACATCGTTGACTGGAATTGGGGCGAGGCAGAACCCGCCCCGAAGTTGGTGTTCGAGGAGATCGGATCGCGCGAGGCCGCTACTGCCGCTGCGATCGAGATCCTCGTGAGGGCTGGCGTGCTGCGTCCCGACCGATCCCTGGAAGAGGCGACCAGGCAACACTTCGGTTTGCCACCCAAGGACCCCAACCCGAATGCGCCGGTCGACCCGAACGCACCCACGGACGTGACCGGAGGAACGCCATGACCCTCACTGCGGAGCACCCTGCGTGGTACCGCATCGACAACAAGGCCGGTGAGCCGGCCGCGCTGTACATCTTCGACGAGATCAACCCCATGTGGGGGATCGGCGCTCAGGATGTCGTGAATGAGCTGAAGGCCATCGACGCAGCGCAGATCGACGTGCACATCAACTCGCCCGGCGGCAACGTCTGGGACGGCATCGCAATCATGAACGCACTGCGGAACCACAAGGCCAACATCACCGTGAAGGTCGATGGATTGGCTGCTTCGATCGCTTCGGTGATCGCGATGGCCGGCGACTCCATCACAATGAGCCTCGGCGCTCAGATGATGATCCACAATCCGTCCGGGTTTGCGATGGGCGACGCGAAGACGATGCGCGAACTCGCCGACACCCTTGACAAGTCGCGCGCCTCGATCGCCTCGATCTACGCGGACCGGGCCGGTGGAACCGTCGACGCCTGGGGTGCCGCGATGGATGCCGAGACCTGGTACACGGCGCAGGAAGCCGTTGCCGCGGGACTCGCCGACAAGGTCGACGACTCTTCGCAGGCCGAAGACATCACCGCGAAGTTCGACCTGTCGATCTTCAACCATGCGGGTCGTGCCGCGGCACCCAAGCCGTACATGCCCCCACCCAAGACTCCGGTGACCGCGAAGACCGCGGTTGCCCGGATCCACAACGCTCCCGTAAAGGGGGCCGACACCCACAAGGAGGGTGACGTGCAGTTCTCTGACGAGCAGCTCACCGCCCTGCGTACCAAGCTCGGTCTCGCCGATGACGCCACGCTTGAGCCGAGTCAGGTTCTCGCCGCCATCAGCGACCCGGGTACGGCCCCGCAGGACAAGAAGGATGACCCGGAGCCACCGGTCCCGCCGGTCAAGCAGGTTGCAGGCACCATGACCATCGACGCTTCCGCCTGGGAAGCGCAGCAGGCGTCCATCAAGCGCCTTGAGGCGAAGCAGGCCAAGAGCGACCGCGACGAGCGGGACCAGGTCATCGCGAAGGCGATCCAGGACGGCAAGTTCGCGCCGGCCCGCAAGGAGCACTGGGCGCGGCTGTGGGACGCCGACCCGGAGGGTACCCGCCAGGTGCTCGACAGCCTCACCAAGAACGTCATCCCCGTGGATGCGCTCGGCACCAACCTCGAAGACGACGAGTCGATCGACGCCGAGTTCGCCCACCTGTTCCCGAAGGGGGTCTGATCACACTGTGATCAGCACAGTGAAGCCAGATCCCCGATTCTGGGCGAAGGTGGACTTCACTGGTCCCTGCTGGGTCTGGACCGGTTACACCAACGCTGATGGTTACGGGAAGCTCTGTCGTGGGACGACCACGTACGCCGCTCACCGGGTTGCCTACTTCGGCTTGGTCGGCGAGATCCCGAATGGGTTGGAGCTTGACCATCTATGCCGGAACCGGGCGTGCGTCAATCCGGATCACCTCGAAGCGGTCACACATCACGTGAACGTCATGAGGGGCGCTGGACTCGCCGCTAAGTACGCCCGCAGGACTTCCTGCTCAGAGGGTCACGAGCTGACTCCTGAAAACACCTACACGCCCCCGAGGGGTGACGGCAGACAGTGCCGCACCTGTCGTGCGGCAAAGCGCCCTCACAAAAGGACGGCGCTTCCAAGAACTCGGTCGGTTCGGAGTTCACCTCTGACCGCCAACCAAGAAGAGGTGAATTCAATTGGCTGATTACACTCCCATCTACTCCGGCGGCGTCGTTCCGTTCACCGCCACCACCTCGGCGATCGTCTCGGCCGGTCGTGTCGTGAAGGTCAGCGCCGATGGCACTGTCGCGCACGGCGCAGCTGGTACGGACACGACGTGCCTGGGTGTCGCCGCGTCCGACGCCGCGTCCGGCGCCAAGGTCTCCGTGTGGCCCCTGGCCAACTGCGTGCACGAACTGACCGCCCTCGCGACCATCACCGCCGGTGATGGTGTCGTGGCTGCTGCCGGTGGGGCGGTCGCCACGGCGGCCATCGCCACCGCTGCCGCTGCGGGCACGCTCATCGGTGTCGCGACCACCACCCGCACTGGCGCTGGCACGGTTCGTGTCATGGGCCGGTACTGACCCGAAAGGAATAGGCCATGCCGCTTGCGCCTCCGGCCACCCTCTCGGGTGACCTCCTCACCATCAGCCGCTTCCTGTCCAACCCGACGCTGCTGCAGCGTCGGCTCCGCGACTACAAGGATCTCCGGTTCGTCTCGGACCAGATCCTGACCCAGCGCTTCCGGTCCACCGGTGGCGCTGTGCTGTACGAGCAGTCCGAGCCGTCCGTCACCGACCGCACCGTCGAGGCTGTCGGCGCCGGTTCGGAGTACCCGTTCGCGAACCTGCCGACGGGTACCGCCGCACTCGCGGCGATCGCCAAGTGGGGCCAGAAGGTCCGCCTCACCGACGAGGAGATCGGCCGCAACGTCTACGGCGGAGCCGCCGTAGACCGTGCTCTGCGGAAGGTGGTCAACTCGATCATCGGCAAGGTCGACTCGATCACCATGTCGGCGATCTTGTCGGCGATCGCGGCCCAGACCACCGCCACCGGCGTCTGGTCCACCTCGACCACCGCCATTCCGTGGAAGGGCATCCTCCAGGGCCGGACTGAGATCGTCCAGCGCAACCTCGGGTACACCCCTGACACCGTGGTCGTCAACGACACCGGCTACATGTACCTGATGACCGACGTTGGTCTAGCGGGCCTGCTGCGCCGTGAGTCGACCGACTCCCCCATCTACACCGGTCAGATCGACAAGATCGGTGGCATGAGCATCATCGTGTCGCCGACCATGCCCGCGCTGACCGCGATGGTGCTGGACTCCACCCAGTTCGGCGGCATGGCCGATGAGGTCGACGGGGCGCCGGGCTACTCGGTGTCCGACCTCGCCGTGCAGGTGAAGTCGATCCGCCTCGAAGGCAACGACGCCTGGGATCTGCAGGGACGCCGCAAGACGGTCCCGGTGGTCCAGGAGCTCGGCGCCGCTCACCTCATCACGTACACGTGAGTCTCCCGTTCACATCGCTGGACACGGCGACAGCGGTCGGCCCGGGTGCTTCGGAAGATCTGGGCGGAGCCTACGACCACCACACGATGGTGGTTTTCAAGACTGGCGGCGGAGCGGTGTCCGTCAGGCTTGAGGGTTCCCATGATGATGTCAACTGGTTCAGCCTGGGCACGGTCGGATTCAGTAGCCCATCCGCCGATGAGGCGATGGTTCTGACTGCCGCTCCGGTGTCCGGCTCGCCAGGGCATCTGGTTCGTTACCTCCGGGCGTACTGGGTCAACCTTGCCGGCGGGACATCGCCCACCGTTACGGCGACCATCGCCACTGACACCACTGGAGAGGACTGATGACTACTACCTACAAGGTCGTGGCGCCTTACGTCACGCTCAAGGTGAAGGACGTCACCGGCACCTCGGTGGTGCAGGGGTTCTACGCCGGCGCCATCGTCGATGCGGTCGACGTGGAGCAGGCGGAGGCTCAGGCGAACATGGGGTTCCTGGAACCTGTCGCCGCCGTCGAGCCTGAGGTCGAGCCTGAGCCGCCTGTCTTCGACCGCCCCGCCGGCAACGCCTCACAGGAAGCCTGGGCGACATACGCCCTGGAGTCCGGTCAGGCATCGGAGGACGAGGTCAAGGGCCTGTCCCGCGACGACCTCCGCGAACTGTACGGCTGACTGATGGATGGAGCTGGCGGGCATGGCTGACATCGCACCACTGTCCGAGTTCGCCAGCTTCCTCCAGGTCGACTTGGACACAGCAACCGCAAACCTCGACCTGCTCGACCTGGCCCAAGGTCTGATCACCGAACGCATCGGCGCCCAGAACCCCTGGCCGACCATCGCGAAGTCGATCGCCCTCACGGCCGCGGCGAGGGCGTACCGCAACCCCGAAGGCCTGCGGCAGGACACCACCGGTGGGACGACGGCGATCTACAACGATCCCCTGTACCGGATGGGTGTGTACCTCACGGTGGACGAGAAGAAGGAACTGTCCGACTGGCTGAACGGCCCTGGGGGTTCGACTCTGGGTCAGCCGCAAGGCTCGTTCCCAAGTTCGCACGCATGGCCTGACCCGGTGGAGTGGTCCTACTGAAGTAGGGGTGACCCGTGCCGACGATCACCAACCTCACCAGCGGTGCCGGGTCGGCGGCTACTTCGTTCGCCACCGCATCGGTTGCGCCTACCAGCAACCGACTGATCCTGGTTGCCGTCCACGCCTACATCTCCACAGGCTCGGTCCAGCCGGCCACCCCGACCGTCACGGGGAACGGCATCACCTACGCCTTGGTGCAGGCACAGGACGTCGACACGTCTGGTGTTGACCGTGCCACTGAGTGGGTGTTCCGCGGTCTAGCCGCAAGCCCGACCAGCGGTGCGGTCACCATCTCGTTCGGCGCGGTCACGATGACCCGCTGCGCGTGGTCGGTGGACCAATCCGACTCGGACATCGACCTGTCCAGCACGAACGGTGCGGGAGCGATTGCTCAGAAGGTCGGCGCGACGAGCGCCGGCGCGACGAGTCTTAGTGTCAGCTACTCACCGGCGATGCGCTCCGACAGCGCCGGGTACTCCGCTTGGGGGCATCAGGTCCAAGAAGCGAAGACCCCGCGTACTTCGTGGACCGAGTTGTCGGATGTCACGTCCGTCACCTTGGCGAACATGGAGACGCAGTTCTTCTCCGGCACCGACACGGCTGCATCTGCTTCATGGACTACCAGTTCACGTGCCGGCGGCATCGCGATCGAGATCAAGAAGGCCGCACCGTTCGTCTGGGTCGGTGGCTACGGCCTCCAAGGTGGCACCACTGCACTGACGATGGTCCCTCCGTCGGGCACATCGGTGGGCGACCTGGAGATCCTGTGGGTCGCGAACAAGAACTCCTCAGTGGACCCGACCGACCCGTCTGGCGGATCGTCGGGCACCTGGGTGCGGCGGGGAAGTTTCGAGGTCGGCACAGGCGCTGACGGGGTAGGGACCGGGAAGATCCGACTCACTGTCTGGTCGCGGATCCTGATCGCCGCCAACTCGAACACGTCCATCACGATCACCGCCGCGAACCGGTCCCTCGGTGGCGGTCAGGTCTACCACCTCACTGGTGCCGGGACCTGGGCTACGCCGACTGTCGAGTTCGGGTCGGACACCGACTCGTCCACGACAACATTCGCCGCAGTGATGGCATCGGACCTCGGCGCGCTGGTAGACGACTACACCTTGTCGATCGGTGCGTTCACCGCGAACACGACCCTCAACGGCCGGACGCTGACGGTCCCGAACTGGAGTCACAGCAGACTCGACGGGATCGACTCCGGCGGCGGTGCCACCGGCAACCAGATCTTCGTCTGGACCGATCAACGGGTAGGCATGATCGGCTCCCAGTCGGGTGCTGCGACCACGGGCGCGACCTCAGGTGTCGGCACCACGGGCGGTGCGGTCAATATCCGCATCGGCCTCTCGAGTGGCGTCACTGGCACTATCGCCGCCACGCAGGCTGGAGACGCCGCTGCGGCATCTGGGCAACTTGGCTATGCGGGCACCATTGCGAGCGCCCAGGCCAACCAGACTGCGTCCGCGTCCGGAACAGTAATCAACCCTGTCACGGGAACGGTTGCAGCAGCTCAGGCCAGCGACACCGCCGCTGCAACCGGGAAGCTCGGCTATACCGGCACGGTCGCTGCAAGTCAAGCGAACCAGACAGGTGCGCTTACCGGGCAGCTCGGATACACGGGGTCTATCACCGCCAGCCAGACCAGCCAGACTGCGGCGGTCGTAGGCCAGCTTGGCTACTCGGGCACCGCGGTCCCGACCCAGGCGAACCAAACTGCGGCCATCGTCGGGACCTACGCCTCACCGGGCGCGTTCACCGGCACGATCGCCGCGACCCAAGCCAACCAGGCCGCGAGCGCGTCGGGGAAGCTCGGATACAGCGGAACCGTCACAGCCACGCAAGCTGGGAATACTGCGGCTCTCACCGGCGCGGTCATCAGCCCGATCACCGGAACCATCACCACCGCCCAGGCGAACAACGCGGCGGCCATCACCGGGAAGCTCGGTTACGCCGGGTCGATCGCGGTAAGCCAGGGATCTAATACCGCAGCCATTCAGGGCACGGTCTTCATCCCTATCGTGGGCGTCATTGCCGCCACTCAGGGCAACCAGACCGCGAGCATCACCGGATCTACCCTGGGGGCCACGGTGATCAGGCCGGCCACAGGAACCACCTCACGCCCCGGCAGTGGCCGGACCGTCAGACCCTTCACCGGCGTCACGCCGCGACCGTAGGAGAATCAGCATGACGCTCGGATACGCCACCACCCTGCGGAACGCGCAGCTGGATCAGGTCACCACCGCTGTCGGCACATCTGGCAAGCTCCGCATCTACGACGGATCTCGCCCCGCCACGGGCGGCAGCGTCACGACCCTGCTCGCCGAACTACCCTGCAGCGCGACCTTCGCGCCCGCCGCTTCGGGTGGAGTGCTGACGGTGAACGCGGTCACCACCGACGCGTCCGCTGATGCCACCGGTACCGCGACCTGGTTCCGTGTCGTCACCTCGGCTAACGCATTCGTCATGGACGGCAGCGTCGGCACGTCAGGCGCGGACTGCAACCTGAACAGCACCAGCCTCACCGCAGGTGGCTCGGTGGCTGTGTCCTCGTTCACCATCACCGCGGGCAACGCGTAGCCCATGAGGTTCCGCGACACGGTCGCGGTGGTCCGAGCCGCCAGTGTCGCGTCACCCGATGGCGGGGACGCGATCCCCGACTGGATCAACGTCACCGTCACCAGCTACCCCGGAGACCTGCAGCCCCTGTCGTCCACAGAAGACGTGGTGCTGCAGGAACGGACAGACTCCACCCACCGGGTGTTCCTGCCCGCTGAAGCGGACGTGAAGGCCATCGACAGGCTGCGCCACCTCGGTCTGGACTACGAGGTCGACGGCCAGCCTGAAGTGTGGCGCAAGCGCGGGCGCCCCTCACATCAGGAAGTCCTGTGCTTTCGGATCGTAGGTGGGTGAGATGCCAACACCGATCCTCCCTGATCCGGTGGTCGTTGCCCGGACAGCGCTTCTTGGACAGTCGACCCTGACCACGGTCATCAGTCAGCGCATCCACCAGGCGATCCCTTCCGACCCGCCGCCCACCTACCCGCTGCTCGTGGTGTCCCTCGTGGATGACGACGAGGAACGCCCCGAAGCGATGGTCGCCCGGGTGCAGGTGGACGTGTGGGGCAAAGGCAAGTCGGTCGTCGACCTGAACGAATGCCGATCCCTCGCGAACGTCGTCCGCTCCGTGGCCCGCGACATGAAGGGCGACTGGTCAGGGGCATGGGGGTCAGCCTCCATCACCCTCGCCGCACCTGGACAGATCATCCCAAACCCAGACGAGACATCCGGGCGTGCCCGGTTCGTCGTCGACATCGAGATCCACATCCAGTGAAGGAGCCCATCGTGGCTGACAGCAACAAGCCTGACACGGTCGCCGAGGCGACCTCACCGATCACCGCCGAACTGTCCGACTTCATCGCGCGTCAGCGTGAGGAGTACGGCAAGTACGTCGCCAACCAGCAGATCTTCGCCGGCAACGCCCTCGCCTACAACGCGGGCGATGCGATCCCGATCGAGAACTGCGAACGCCTCCAGTACGTCGAGCACGGCCTCGCTGTGAAGGTCGGCTCGAAGGAGCACAAGGAACTGCTCGAGTCCCTGGGTCGCTGATGCGCATCGGCCAGTTCCGCCCCGAGGTGCTGGCCGCGATCTCGCAAGCCCCCTCGGTGAAGAAGCAGGTCCGCCAGGTCGCGAACGAGATCCGCAAGGAAGCCCGCAGGCGCGCCACGAAGCAGACCGGTGCGCTACGGCGAGGCATCCAGACGGAGAACGTCTACGACTCCAAGACCGGCCTCGTCGAGTACCACGTCGGGTGGTCGAAGAAGACCGCCTGGTATGGCCTGCTTGTCGAGCTCGGCACCGAAGACACTCCCGCTCGACCTCACCTCCGCCCCGCGGGCGACAAGGTCAATCAGGCCCGGAGTGCACCCGCCGCGCCCACTCACGAATTCGGTAGTCGCGGCGAATTCGCCTGACCTCCGAGAACACCCTCACACCGCCGCTCCTAGCGGCTCTCCCACCAACGACGCCCTTAGGAGGGCCGTACCGTGCCAGGTGCAACCGCAGTTCCCACCCTGCTCACCGATCCGGGCTACCTGTACGCAGCCCCGCTGCTGTCGACCGCCCCGACCAACACCGTCGCCGGGTCGATCTTCACCGACGCGTGGCCGGCCGCGTGGATCTCCCTCGGTGCCACGAAGGAAGGCTCGACGTTCTCGTACTCCACGAGCGTGGAGGCGATGTCGGTCGCTGAGTTCTTCGACCCGATCAAGTACGCCACGACCGAGCGCGCCGGGTCGATGGCGTTCGCGTTGGCGAACGTGACGCTGCACAACATGAAGCGCGCCTTCAACGGTGGCATGGGTGCGATCACCGCCACCTCTGGAACTCTCGCGACGACCCTCGGTACGTTCGAGCCGGTCGCGCCGGGGTCGGAGGTGCGGATCATGCTGGGGTGGGAGTCGCTCGACAACACCACCCGGATCGTGATGCGCCAGTCCATCCAGGGCGGCGAGGTGTCGCTGGAGTTCCAGAAGGCCCCGGCGTTCGCGGGCATCCCGTGCACCTTCAACTTCGAGGTGCCCGCCGCGCTCGCGGTGTTCTCGGTCTACTCCGCCGGCGTCCCGCGCTTCGGGGCCTGACATGCCGCTCGAGATCGTGCAGGAGCTACCTCCGGAGCCGGAGGTCGAGCAGGTCACGTTCATGGGCGACGAGTTCGCGGTCGCGACGAAGATCGGTCTCATGCCGCTGATGCGGTTCGCGAAGATCGCGAAGGCCGGTGTCGACTCGTCCGACGAGGACGGCCTGGCGGCGATGTACGACCTGCTACAGCAGTGCATCGCCGACGACGCATGGCCACGGTTCGAGGCTCACGCCGACAAGACGCGGGCCGACGACAAGGAACTGATGCAGGTCATCAAGGACGTGATGGCGATCCTGTCCGAGCGCCCTACTTCGCGGCCTTCCGACTCCTCGGTTGGGCCGCAGCAAACCGCGCCTATCTCCGTGGACGATTCATCCTCGCTCGAGGTGGTGCGCCGCTTGAACTCCGGTCCTCACCCGCGGCCGGATCTGGCGATGGCGGTCTTGCGTCAGTCGGCGGGCTGACCCTCGCTGATCTGTGTGACGTGGTCTACGCGTTGCAGGTCGACCAGAAGCAGGCCCTTGAGCTCGCCGTCATCTCTGGTGGCGGCGAGCTTTCTCCAGGTGAGCTCGTCGACGAGTTCGACGAGTGGCTCAACTCCGAACCTGAAGTGGTCGACAGCGACAAGGCCCAACTACTGACGGCATTGGGGGTAGGACCGTGACCTCACTGCTAGACGTGTTTGTCACCGTGAAACCGGACATGGACAAGTTCGGCCCCGAGGTGAAGAAGAAGCTTGCCTTGATCGACTCGAAGGCGGACGGCGCGAAGGTCGCGGGCCGGTTCGGTGTCGGCTTCAATGGCGCGTTCGGTGGGATCGTCAAGCATTCGGCCGGCCTGTTCGTTGGTGCGTTCGCCGCGATCAAGGGTGCCCAGTTCCTCGGCGGGTTCATCAACGACGCCCGCGAGTCTGCGAAGGTCGCCCGCATCTCCGCGCAGGTGATCAAGTCCACCGGTGGGGTGGCGGGGATCACTGCCGCGCAGATCGGTGACCTCGCTACGGCGATCAGCAACAAGACCGGCGCCGACGACGAAGCGATCCAGTCCGGTGAGAACCTGCTGGCGACGTTCACCAATGTCAGGAACGGTGTCGGCAAAGGCAACGACATCTTCAACCAGGCGACCCAGTCGGCGGTTGACCTTGCTGCGGCCATGAACAACGGCGTCGTGGACGCGAATGGTCTGAAGTCCGCGAACATCCAATTGGGCAAGGCGTTGAACGACCCAGTGAAGGGCGTCACTGCCCTGTCGAAGGTGGGCGTGTCGTTCACTGCTCAGCAGAAGGAGCAGATCAAGTCCCTCGTCAAGTCCGGTGACGTGCTCGGTGCGCAGAAGATCATCCTGGGCGAGGTGGGCAAGGAGTTCGGCGGGGCCGCGGCTGCGGCTGCGGATCCGCTGACTCGGCTGCAGACGATCACCGGGAACCTTGCGGAGAAGGTCGGCGGGTTCCTGCTGCCCACTGTCGACAAGTTCGCGAACTTCATGGGCGACACTCTCATCCCGAAGGCCGCGGCGTTCTCGGATGTGTTCGCCGCGAAGGTGACCCCGAAACTGCAGGAGTTCGGCGGGTTCATCAACGCCGAAGTACTGCCACGCCTGAAGGATTTCGGCGGGTTCCTGAAGGACGAGGTTGTCCCGAGGGTCCTTGAGTTCGGCAACTTTCTCACAACGAAGGTTGTCCCTGCGGTTGCCGGGTTCTCGACGAACCTGGCGACGAGCCTCGCCCCTGCCGTGAGGGATGTGTTCGGGTTCTTCAAGACCGAGGTGATCCCACGGTTGAAGGATTTCGGTGCGTTCCTCGGTAACGACGTGTTGCCGAAGGTCGGCGAGCTCGCGACGTCACTGTCGAAGAACAAGGATTTTCTGATCCCGTTCGCTGCCACGATCGTCACGATCATCGCGGCTTTGAAGGCGTGGGCGATCGTGCAGGCGGTCCTGAATGTGGTGCTCTCCGCGAACCCGCTCGGCCTAATCATCATCGCGATTGCCGCCTTGGTGGCGGGTGTCATCTGGGCGTTCAAGAATGTCGGCTGGTTCCATGACGCGCTGGTGGGTGCGTTCCAGGGGATCCAGGCTGCGGCGCAGTTCTTCGCCCCGCTGGTGAAGGCCGCGATCGACGTCGTGATTGGCGTCTTCTCGCTGTGGTGGAACTACTACGCGAAGCCGATCCTGAAAGGTTTCTGGGAGGCGCTGAAGTTCGCGTGGGGTTACGCGCAGACGTTCGGCGGGGTCGTGGTCGCGGCGTTCAATGCGATCAGGGGTCCGGCGCAGGCCGCGATCTCGTTCGTGGTGTCGCGCTTCCTCGACTTCGTTCAGACCATCCTCGACGGTGCGGCGAAGGCGTTCGGTTGGGTGCCTGGTCTGGGTCCGAAACTGAAGACGGCTGCGGGTGAGTTCAGCAAGTTCCGCGACAACGTCAACGCGAAGCTCAGCGGGATCACCGACCAGACTGTCACTGTCACGGCCGACCTGAAGTCGTACGGTTCCCCGGAGCTCTTGGCTGCCGCGCATGGCCGTGCCGGTGGTGGCCCCGGTGGCCCGATCGATGGCCCCGGTACCACCACCTCGGACACGGCAGGTCTCTACGCCCTGTCCCGCAAGGAGTGGGTGATCAAGGCCAAGTCGTCGATGCAGTACGGCGACTACGCGATGCGGTCCGTCAACGACGGAACAGCAACGATCATCCCGAACGGCGGGTTCGCCAAGGGCGGCCGGCCAGGGCTCGACGTCGATGCGGGCCTCCCGTCGAACACGGGAGTTGTCGCTAACGCGTTCGCCTCCAGCATCAAGAACATCGGCAACACGATGGCCAAGTCGCTGGCGAAGAACCTCATCGCGGCCGGTATCAACCCGTCGCTGAACGGGGTGCTGTCGTTCGTGAAGTCGCAGGTCGGCAAGCCCTACGTGTGGGGCGGCGTCGGCCCTGGCGGGTATGACTGTTCGGGTCTGGTGAGTGCCGCGATCAACACGGCGTTCGGGCGTAACCCGCACAGACGGTTGGGTGCTACGGGTTCGATGCCGTGGTCCTCGTTCGCTTCCGGCCCCGGCGCGTTCGAGGTGGGCTGGTTCAACGGCAACCCGGGCCACACCGCCGCGACGGTCAATGGCGTGAACATCGAGTCCTCTGGTGGGCGCGGTGTCCACATGGGGCCCGGTGCTCGCGGTGCACGGAACTCACTATTCACCAACCGTGCCCACGTGAAGGGCTTCGCCGGTGGCGGGCCGATCGGTGACGCGCCGTACGACTCGCTCCACAACAAGAAGCAGTTGATGAAGGAACTCGGCATCGACCTGTTCGACAACGGCGGCCGGTGGAAGTCCGGGACGCTCGCGGCGAACATGTCCGGGAAGACCGAGACCGTCGTGCCAGGCGGCGACACGATGACCGTTCGCCTGTCCGACGAGGACCGCCGTCTGCTGCGTGACGCAGGAGCCCGACCGATCACCCTCGATGGCCGCCGGCTGGATGAGCAGATGTCTCGACGAGCGATGGGCGGGGGTTTCTAGTGGCGACGTGGCAGTTCGTGGCCGACATGGTCACCGCTACCCCAACGGTTCTGCTGGACATCAACAGTGCCTCGACGGGCCTGTGGGTGGGTGACGGGTACAACCTGTCACCCACCGGGTTCGACAAGGGCCGGGTCGGGAACTCGATGCGCCACGGTCAACGGATCGTCCGGTCGTCGGCGCAGAACCAGATACTGAACATCCCGCTCCAGGTGAACGCCACCACCAACCAGACGGCGTCGACCACCATCCAGACGCTGGGGATGCTGCTCAGGGTTGACGGCATCCTGAAGTACCAGGCGTCGGGCGCGACGAACCCGGTGTTCTTCCGGACCTTCGCCGACCCAGAGTATGCGATCGAGGTCACGAAGACCCTGGTGCAGAACGCGAAGCTCAACCTGCAGATCGAGTGCGAGCCGTTCGCGTACTCCCCGCGGGTGGAGGTGACGGGTTCACCGTTCACCCTGTCGAACGATCCTGCCGCAGGCTCGAACGGGATGTTCATCGACATCGCCTCCGTGGTCGGTGACGTGGAGACGCCGCTGTTCCTGATCGCGACGTCGACAGGTGCGACCAACGGTCTGCTGTCGAAGTGGACCCACGTCGCTACCCGTCGCAGGGGAACCCCTTCCAGTTACAGCAACGTCGTTCAGGGCGAGGCGATGACGCTCGGCACGAACGCGGTCGTCACTGCGGACGCTGCGATGTCTGGCGGCAGCAAGTTGCGGATCACTCCCGGTACGGCAACCCACGTGATCCGCGCGAACGACACCTTCCCCGCGAACGGCACCTCGACGATCGAAGCCCGCGGCGAGTACATCGTCTACGCGCGTCTGGCGAAGACCGTTGCCGGTGACACATGGACCGCCCAGCTCAAGTACGGCGTGGACTCCACTGCCCCGGTCGCGAACGACACCGTCACTCTTCCCGCGGCTGTGGCGGGTCCGTTCTGGGTGAATCTCGGGAAGATCCCGGTGCCGCCCTGGAGCGATCCCGCGAACCATGGGTTCAGTGGGATACCCCTCAAGGTCTTGATGCCGTGGGTGGGTTTCTACGCCGGGAGAACCGCTGGTTCAGGGAGTCTCGACTTCGACTGCCTGTACTTCATGCCCGCCGACGAGTCGACGGTGATCACGAAGTGGCCGGCGACCGACACCACCTATGTGCTGGACGGCACATCAGCTGAGGGCGGTTCGGTGTACGCGGCGACCACGGCACTGGACGAGGTCATCACCACCGCATCGCCCGCGCAGATCGTGGGTGGCGGCGGGTTCCCGGAGTTGATCCCGGGCCAGACGAACCGGGTGCATGTGATCCGTCAGGTCGATCCTGCGGGGACGACGGATGGGATCACGAACACCACAACTCTGCGGGCGTACTACTGGCCTCGGTGGAGAGAGCCGTTCCGCACGTAAGTGTCGGTGGCGGCAACTAGCGTGGAACATAAAGCTCCGGCGACTGCGCAAACAGCCCCGGAGCGTGACCGACTTACTAGGAGTCGATATGGCAGACCTTACGCTCACTATGTTCGGCGACCCGCGCCTACCCACGCAGTTCTGGGAGAGGGTGTTCATCGAGGCCAACGGGTGCTGGAAATGGTCGGGTTCGATCACGACTTCCGGCTACGGCATGGTCCCGTGGCATACCTCGTATCCCGCCAGTAAGCGTGCTCACCGTGCGGCCTATCTGGCGCTGGTGGCCCCCATCCCTGAAGGACTCGTGCTCGACCATCTCTGCCGGAACCGAGACTGCGTGAATCCGGATCATCTTGAAGTGGTCACGATCCGCGAGAACACGCTGCGCGGCGATGGCCCTGCAGCCATTAACGCAAGGGCTGTCGTGTGCTCGACAGGCGGCCACCCGCTATCCGGAGAGAACCTCTACGTCAATCCTCGTGGAGCTCGCTGTTGTCGAACTTGCATCAACGCGAGGAGGCGCGCCCGGCGCGCAGAGGCGAGGTCCGCCACTACCTGAGAGGGGTCGATCCGTGACTGCCTTGAATGCATCGACCGTCCCACTGGCAGTCCGGATTAAGAACTCTCGTTATGACGGCTTAGTGACTGGCTATCTCCACGGTGCACCGAAGTTCACAAAGACCGACCCCGGAGGGTTCCGGTCAGGTTCGTTCACCATCGATCAGCGGCTAGCACATCGCTCCGACATTATTCAGCCGTACTCGCGGGTGCAGTTCTTCAACAAGCGCAACGGCGACGTCGTGTTCGAGGGCGACATCACTCACCCCGGCAGGAGCGTCACCGGGGACGGGCCGCTGCTCGAGGTCACGATCGAGGGTGGCGCCGAGCGGCTGAATGACTGGTCCGGGCCGCGCATCTACTGCGACTCCGACCTCACGGCGTGGGAGAAGAACCTCTCAACATCGAACTCCGCCGCCGTGGTCGAGGCCGGCGACGACCGAGGCGGATCCGGCTTCGACGCGCTGATCCTGGCGATCCCGAGCGAGACGCACGTCGAAACGAACTATCGCTCCGAGGCCATCTATCGACGGATCGTGGAATCCGGCCAGCAACTGGGCAGGATCAACTACTCATGGGACACGGGACTCACCAACGCCTCATGGCTGGTGCGCCTGATAGTTTCGGCGCCCTCCGTGGTGGCGCGGGCCAGTGGCGCCAACGTGGCGGGTGGCGGGATCTCCGCCGCCTACGTCGGACCTTCATGGACGGCGGGCGCGAACTTCGGGTTCCTCCAGTTCATCTGGACGAGCACCGCATCGAACACCGGAACCACCGATGTCGCGTGGGCGTCGATCATGGAACTCACGGTCGTCGCTCACCTGTGGCTGAAGGACGGAACCCGCAGGGCAGGCGTCGACCACGACGACTCGGTGAAGGCCGTGCACGTGATCGAGGACCTTCTCGGTGACCCGAATATCCTGTCGTCGTCGTTCGACGGCCCCAACGCCGACCTCGCTGCTGGTGCATCGAACGACATTCGGCATCTCGTGTTCCCCGACGGCATCACCCCGGCAGGCGTGATGGACGAGCTGATGAAGTTCGAACCCAAGTGCACCTACATCGTGGGCCCCTCGAACCCGGCCAGCGACAAGTACTCCCTGACCTGGCTGGAGAGATCCACCCAGATCCGGTACGAGTTCATTGTGTGGACCGACGAGCACTCGGGTGGGGTTCAGCCGGCGGACCAGTTCAACGAGGCCGTGTCCCGGTGGAAGACCCCGACGGGAAACATCCGGTTCACGACTTCTACCCAGGCGATCCCGGAGATGGACGCGGTGGGCAGGAAGCGGCGCTACTTCCAGGACCTCGGCCAGATATCGGGTGACGCGACGAACGCCACCACAGCAAATGCCTCTGTCCTGGAGGAGCACCGCTACCCGTCGAACGGGGGCAGGGTGCGGGTGCAGCGTGACGTGGTGGATCTGTTCACTGGCCGCAGTGTCCAGCCGTACGAGATCGAACCCGGCTATCTCTGTCGTGTTGTTGGTGTCGACCCAAGCCCGGACGCTCTCAACGCCACAGAGTCCAACGGGGCGAGCGTCTGCCGGATCGTCACCACCGACTACTCAGCCGACGATCACTCGGTAGACATCGACCTGGACAGCGTCCCGTGGTCGATGTTCCGCGCGATCGCCCAGGCAGCGAAGCCGACCAGGCCACTACTGCCGAGGCCCGGCCCGGGCGGCTTCCCCACCCGCTGACTTGACGGTGTACCTACACCCCGCTTATGGTGTAGGTACACCGACTCAGGGGAGCGCCGATGATGGCCAAGGGAACACCGATCCGGAACATCCGGGTTGACGACGAACTGTGGGAGGCTGCCGCCGAGGTGGCCAACGCGCGGCAGGAGTCCCTGTCCGAGGTCCTCCGCCAGTTCCTCCGCGACTACATCGCGGCACACAAGGCTGCACTGTGATTACCCGGCGCACTCTCCTGAAGATCGGTGCCGCCGCCACGCTCGTGCCCACCCTCACCACAGCGCAGGCGAAGGGTAAGCCCATGCCGCGAGTCTTCTTCCACAGTCCTCACCCCGACGATGAGACCCTGTCCATGGGGCTCGCGGTCACCCACTTCATTGCCTCCGGCTACGAGGTTCACCTCGTCTCCATGACCAACGGCGACGCGCTCGGTGTGGCGAACACCCTCAACGGAACCTCCACGTGCACCCTGTCGGATCACCCGTACGCCCACAACCCTGCACGCGAGGGCTACCCGTCGCTCTCCACCGACGACATCGGTGCGGCCCGCCTGAAGGAAGCCCGCGCTGCTCTCGGCGCGATGGCGATGTTCCCCACCACCACACCGGGGACCGTCGTCCACCACTACGCGGGGCTGCATGACGGGTTCGGCGGACCGCCCCACGGCGCGGCCACCTCTACCGCTATCGCTGAGGCGAAGGCCGTCATCAAGGGGTTCATCGACGAGTACCCGAACGCCCTGCACTACACGATGTCGAAGTCCGACGCCCACCCTGATCACGCCGCCTGCGGTGCGGCACTGCGGGAGTTGAAGAACGACGCCATCTACGGACCGCCTCTGGTCAACGCGAAGTTCTTCGTGTCCCGCCTGTACTGGGGACTCTCCCAGCCCAACGGCCTCTACCCGCAGGTCGTGCTCGACGAGGCCGACGGAACACTCGCCTGGTACGGCTCAGCATCGACAGCGTTCCAGGCCCGGAAGGCTGAGTACGACGCGTGGCTGCGGACCAAGGTCGTCGTCCCGTACAAGGCATGGAACCCGGCCGCCGGCGCGTACGGGATCGGCTACCACCAGGTGGCCTCGCAGTTCAACAACAACTTCGGGCCGTCGGCGAGTGTTGCGAATCTTTGGCACGCCTGACCGGTAACTGATCTACCAAGGAAGGCCCTCGTTGGTAGCGAGGGCCTTTCGCATGCGCTGGGGGTGCTGTGAAGAAACACTGCTGCCTGCCACCAGGTGCACTCGACGAACTCATCACCCGCATCGAGCAGGTAGAACAGCGCCTCGCCGCCCTCGAGGCAGCAGCCCGCGCCTTCGCCGTCGTCTACGCGATCCCACGGCTCCCCGAGAAGGAACCCCCACAGCCCAAGGGGCAGTGATGACAATGAAACGCAAAATGTGGCTGGTGCGGTGGCAGGCCCGGCTATCAGCAACACCGTTCTCCCTGTTCCTGTCACTCGCCCTCGTGCCCGTCGGGATCACCGCGGCCGTCCTCGGCAGCGAAGTATCCAAGGCGATCACCAACGTCCTGGACGGCGAACCGATCCCCCACCTGTGGGGCGGTCTCCTCGCTCTGGCCGGCGCGACCACCTTGTTCGGGATTGCCCGCGGATCCTGGCTCGCCGAGTACGTCGGCCTCCAGCTGATGGCGTTCGGCCTGCTGTTCTACGCGGTGTGCTGCTACATCGGCCTCGGCGTCGGCGGCATTGTGTCTGGTTCGTTCGCGCTCGCCTACACCCTGGCGTGCTGGTATCGGTCCCGGACCCTGTTTGAGACAGCGAAGGTGAGCGCGCTGAAGCATCACGACGCGTCTCTGGTCTCGGCCCGGGAGTCCAGTGCGAGCGCCGACCGGTCGTCGGTGAGCGCGAGGGAGGCGAAGCAGTCGGCGCAGGAGTCCAGCGACTCGGCCGACAGGTCCGAGGAAGCTGCCAACCGGGGGGATCGGGGGTCCGATGAATGACGCCACTACACGGTTCGTTCTGCAGGTCCTCGCCGTCCTGCTGGGAGGCGGCAGCGTACAGCTCATTCTCCGGTTGGCGTTCAAGCGAAGCGATCTCCGGAAAACCAACACCGAGTCCGATTCGGTGGTCGTCACCGCAGCCAACAACCAGGTCGTCCGGCTTGAGGCCGAACTGCAGCGGGCGTTCGCCGAGGTCGAGAAGCTCCGCAGCGACCTCAACACTGAGCGCACCTCACGTACCGCCGACATGGCGGAGATGCAGCGGGCCCACATCGCCGCGATGGCGGATGCGCAGGAGAACTCGAACGCGACGCTCGAGGAGTTCCGCAGGGAGAACGTGAAACTCAACAAGCTCCTGACCCGATGCGGGCTGGATCTGTCCAAGGCGAACGCCAAGATCAGCGTGATGGAAGGAAACTAGCCATGGCAAGGCCAATGACAGCCCCCCAGACACTGACGGCGATGAAGAAGTGGGGCGTCCCATACCGGGAGTACCCGGGATGGAAGACCCGCGGACGGCCCGCTTCCACCGGACCGTTCAGTGACGTGCGCGGCATCGTCATCCACCACACCGGTTCGGACGCCGGCCAGTCGGATGCGTACCTGAAGTTCCTGTTCGTCGACGGCAGGAGCGACCTTCCCGGTCCGCTGTGCAACACGTCGACCGACATGGACGGTGATCTGTGGCTGGGTGCCGCTGGGCGCGCGAACCACGCGGGCAAGGGTTCGAGTGGCGTCCTGGGTCATGTCACCAACGAGGACTACGCCGGGACCGTCTCCGAACTGAGGCCGGGACCGGACACCACCGACGGCAACGCCCACTTCTACGGCAACGAGGTCCGCTACGACGGCGGCCAGCCGATGACCGCGAAACAGTACGCCGCAGCTACCCGGTGGGCGGCCGCGGTCTGCGACTTCCATGGCTGGTCGGCGCTGGCGATCATCGGCCACCGCGAGTGGACGTCGCGTAAACCCGACCCGGGCCACTGCCCGATGAACAAGTTCCGTTCCGATGTCGCTGCACTCCTCAAGGCCGGGCCGGGCAAGAAGCCACCGACCGGCCCCACCCCGACACCTCCGAAGAAGGATCAGATGACCCCCGAGCAGATGCAGGACCTGAAGGACTTCATCACCGCAAGCAACAAGCTCTACGCCATCGCCACCAACAACTACACCCGGCAGGTCCTTGCGACCGCCACGGAATCGATCCTCGCCGCGGCAGGTGATGACGACGCGGTGAAGGCGATCGCCGACCTGAACACCGAGCTCGACCAGCGCGACGCCGAGGCCGCGAAGGACCTCGACGACATCGCCACGAAGGTGGACGCGCTCCCAAAAGCTTAGGGCCCGTGTGGTCCTCTGGGGAGATGCAAGGGCAGTGGGCCGGTGACGGGTTCCTCGTCCAGAACAACGTGTGGAACGTCAAGGAGGCAGGCCCGCAGCGGATCGACGTCTGGTCACCTCACCGGTGGTCCGTGACCGCGAACCACTCCCGGCCCGACGTGCGACCCGGTTCAATCAAGTCGTACGCGTGCACCCGCAAGGACTTCACGAACCGGTCGATCGACTCCTTCACGGAACTGTCCTCCTCGTGGGCAACGGACTACCCCGCGGTCGGCGAGTTCAATGGCGCGTTCGACATCTGGGTCGGCGGCGTCGGCAGCAAATGCATCGCCGAATTGATGCTGTGGACGAACCACCGCTACAACGGTCCGCTTCCAGCGTCGAACGCCACTGAGTCCGTGAAGGTCGACATCGACAGTCAGGGCTTCACCGCATGGCGCCGACCACTCAACGCCGGGGATTCCCGCTGGTACATCGCCCTCGCGATGAATCCGATGCAATCCGCCGGCGCGGTGGATCTGCTGAAGGTATTCCACTGGCTCGTCTCCAGGGGCTGGCTGAAGGGCACCGACCTGGTCGCGGCAGTGGAATACGGGGTCGAGCTGGCGAACACCGCTGGCGAGGAGCGGACCTACTTCGTGGACGACTACCAGCTTCACTTCAGGTAGCCACGGAAATTGTCCGTGGGTTCTGGAACGATGGAGAGCAAAAGGTGACCCCCGCGCGCTACCAACGCCGGGGGTCTGACGACCACCTAGGAAGAGGTGCTCGCATGGGCGAGCGTACCTGCTGTCTACTCAACTGCGGCAAGCCAGTCCACGCCCGCGGCGTCTGCTCTCACTACATGAGGTGCTGGCGCGGGGAAGCCGAATGGCCGGTCGTTGCTCCGACCGTAGGTCCGTCGTACTCCGACCGGTTCTGGTCCAAGGTTGCCCGCCGTGAGCCGCAGGATTGCTGGCTCTGGCTGGCCAGCAAGTACCCCAATGGGTATGGCCAGTTCGATCATCAAGGCGCTCACCGAGTCTCGTACCAGCTCGCCATTGGGCCCATCTCCGATGAGCTCGTGATCGACCACCGCTGCTGCCGCAGGGACTGCGTCAACCCTGCGCACCTCCAACCCGTAACCCCAGCCGTCAATGTCCAGCGCGGGTACGCGCCACCCATCGCCGCAACCCGGATGCGCGAATGGTCAGCCGCCCGCACTCACTGTTCGCGCGGGCATGAACTGACCCCTCAGAACACCTATGTCACACCCAAGGAAGGCTGGCGGCAATGCCGTATTTGCCGAGCTGGCCGTAAGAAGAATCGGAGGTAGCGCGATGTTCTCACGCGCTTTTTGGTTGGCCGCGATGGAAAGAGCCGTCAAGACGGCCGCTCAGGCGCTCGTCGCTGTGATGACCGCTGACGGGTTCGGCCTGCTCGATGCTGACTGGACCGCCCGCCTGTCTGCTGCCGGTATGGCCGCGGTCCTCTCGCTGCTGGTCTCGATCGGCTCGTCCGGTGTCGGCAACAGTGGGCCGTCGCTGACCTCGGAGAAGCTCGACCCTCTGGCCTGACCTACACAGCAAGGCGCCCCGCATCCTGGACGCCAGGATGCGGGGCGCTGTCGTGCGTCTAGCAGGGCTTGATAGTGCCCAGCACCGCGCCGTACACGGTGGGGACGGGTGTCGCCGTCAGCGTGGAACCGTCTGCGGGAGGTTCCCAGATTCCAGGTGCCTGCTGACCCAGTGGGCGGACAATCTCTGCCTGCGTTACGTGGACGGCATCCTCGGGGCTGTGGGCATAGACGACAGCGGACTCGAAGTCGTCGTAGCTCGCCGCGCTCGCCGTCACCAGATACAGGGTCAGGTCGCTCATCTCTTCACCTCCGGGCATGTCTTGTGGACTCTCGCACCATCCGGTGCCGTCACAGCATCACCGAGAGGCTGAAGGCATCGCGGACAGCGGGCGGTGGAATCTACCGGGTGTCTACCACGCCGGGAACGGGTGGTGTAGCTCACGACTGCATCCCGTGAGGTCGCGGCCCGACCAAGATGATCGGGGCCACCTTGCCCTGCGGATCGCGACCCTCGGTGTGCGCCAAATGCGCAGCCGAAGCCGCCGCCCTGCTCGGATAGACGCCGAGGCTTTCTCCACATCCACAGTCAGCGAAGTAATGCCCGTCGTTCGTTGCTTCCAGTGAGCGCCTGTGCCCCTTCATTGCTGGCCCTTCAGTACGTCGAGCTTGCTGTCCACTTCCCGCAGAGCCTTCACCCCGTCAGCCCCCAACTCCCGGATCAGATCAGACCCGAGACGTACCTCCAGCAGTAGCTTGAGTGCGTCGATCTGGCGAGGCGTCAACGGGAGACGCTTCTGGGTGACGCTCATCGTTGCCCCGTCCTCAACCTGTCAGCATCCCCACGCAACTCCGCGATCACCGACGGCGGCTCACCCTCATCGATCGCGTTCAACCGGTCCATGAACGCCTCCGCCTGCTCCAGAGACGGGTACGGCACCGGGTACCGGTACGGTTTCGCGTGCTCCACATCGACCACGAACCAGCGCTCACCATCACGCTCAACCAGGAACTTGGCTGGCCGGCTCATGCGGAGGTCGCCTGCTTACAATCTCGGCCCGGGCAGTAGTAATTGTGCTCCGTGCACCCCGGGCCGAAGCCGTGATCGACTTCGTGTTCCATCTCGACCTTGGGCCATTCCCGGCCGCACAGGTCGCAGTTCCGCTTGTCCACGGTCTTGCTATCGTTCATCACAGCCTGAACCTCCAGTGTTCGGCTACTCGCCTCACTCCGTCACAAGCGGGGTGAGGCGTTCTTTCGTTGTCCCCACGTTACCCCTCACTCAGGGTATGGGCGGAGACCTCAGAAGTCGTGGGTGCACAGCGGGCAGAACTCAAGGTCCGGCGTCACCCCGGTGTTCATCCAACTTTGAGCCGCCACGAACTCCTCTTCGGTGAGGAAGTAGTGACCGCACTCGAAGCAGAACCGGAAGTACTCGTCGGGGACCGGCTCCTCACCGTGGAAGTAGCAGCCGGGATCCGCCACTGCGCCCCCTCCCATGCTTCGCGCATCCAGTGCACGGGTTCCGCTTCGGGCAGGTCGGGAAGGCTGCGGCGACGTGCGGCATGTAGCGAAACTGGAGCCGTACTGGGTAGACGCGGTCGCGGTAGACGTACGCGACCGGGGTCACGACTGCTCCACCCGGACACCGCAGGCGGTGCAGGCGAAGTACTCGCCCTCACAGTTCGTACATACCGGAGCGGCAACGGCTTCCCGCAGCATCACGACGACCTCACCTGCCACGTCATACAGGTCAGGTTGGAAGCCCCGACCTAGATCCATGAGCCGCTGGAAGACAGCGTCCTGCTCCGCCTCGCCGCTCACTCCCCTCCCTCCCCACTAGATGAGAGAGCGGCAGACCGGACCCGCTCGGCGATTTCCGCATCCGTCAACTGCTCGCCCCGTTGGGCGCTCTCCAGGCTCTCAACCCTCACCCGCTCGAACGGCAGCCGCCTGCCTGCCTCGTCGCACAACCTGCGGTACTCCAGCACCCAACGATGCCGGTAGGCCGCCGCTGCTAGTACGTCGCTCACTGGGTCACCTCGGTAGAGAGAAGAGCGAGGACAGCCCCGGCGATAGTCGCCCGCGTAGCGGGGTTGCTGACGTAGCTCAGGTCGATGGCCTGTTCGATCTGAGCCTGCGTGACCTCCACTTGAGACAGCTCCACGAAGCCACCTACACCTGCCGTCTTCATGGCGCGGTCGTACAGCCACGCGATGACCACGAGTTGCGTCTCCTCCGTGAGGCCCTCAAGTGGCACGCCGGACTGGTTCAGCTCGTCAGCGGCCCGCTCTAGCGCCTTTGCTTCAATGACAGCCCTTGTGGTGCTCATGACTTCCCCTCCGTAGCCTTCGGGTAGAGAGCAGCGAGGACAGCTTTGGCCTGCCGAATGCGGTACCGCTCGGGCCACTCATCGATCTGGTTCTGAGGCTCGCACGACGCCAGCGCCGCTGTGATCTGACCCAGCGACGGCGCTTCCCGGTCGATCGCCCCAGGCTCGGCAGTGAGCTTGTTGAGGACCCGCTCCCGGGCGAACACGGCTTCCGGGTCCACGTCTCCCGCGCCCCTGCCCGGACCGATGTAGCCGTCCAGCCCGGCCGCGTTGCCGTCATCCCAAGCCTCACCCAGCGCTTCCCGGTCTACCACTGTGGGCTTCGACGCCTCCAGTACCGCGATGATCTCGGCGAGCGCCCGGTCACCGATCTCGTAGTGGCCCTGGTTGTTGCGGCCCAAGTGTTCGACCGCCTTCAGTTCGACGATCAAGTTCCGCCGGCCAACCTCGACCTCATCCGGCGTCAGGTCGGTCATGACTTGCACCACGGGTTCGGACACAAGGCGATAGCGGAAGCGCGGCAGGGCGGGCACATCCGGATCCCCTTGCGCTCCTCACAGGTGTGGAAGTGGAACCGAGACAGGATGATGAACGCCGCCACCGACCTTCCTTCCTGCGTGGTCGTGTCTCCACACACTCGGCACTGAAGTACGCACGGTTCCCAGCCGACCACCCCATCGACCTTGCCGGGGATCGTCGGCCGTTGGAATGGGAGCTCGAGCTCCGCCATCCCGACGCCTACCTCACTCATCGGTTCTCCTCGGCTGCTTCACGGATAGCCCGGACAGCATCCTCCTGCATGGACTCCCGGCCGTGGAGGTAGTCCTCGAACCCGATGCCCCATCCGATCGCGGTGACGGCTCGCTGTGCGTTCACGTACGCCTCGTGAACGGCAGCCTTGGCGCCGGTCTCATAACCTTCCTCGTAGGCTGCGCGCTGGTGACTGAACCCAGCGTTGTCATCGGTCGGATGGTCCGCGACGCCGCCGACCCATGCCTGGTGCGCCCTCGCGTTCAGGGTGGTCATCACAAGCCAGCCTTGGTCACACCGTAGACGGCCTGCGCGTGAGTGAACCCCTCACCAGCATCGGACTCGAGCTGCTGGATCAGGCCGCTGCGGGAGAAGTGCGTCATCTCCAGGTACTTCTGGGCGGACTTCGCGGCCTGCTCGTTCCAGTCGACCGTGACGTGGTCGACGGCGTACGTCGCATCCGCCACCGAGAACCCTTCACCCGCATCCGACGACAGCTGGCGGATCAGGCCCTTGCGGCTGAACGCGGTGAAGTCCAGGTACTGCTCGGCTGACCCGATCGCCTGCTCCTGACTGTTGGTCAGCGAAGGCTCCGGGGCCTCTGTGGTGGCTTCGACGGTGGGCTCAGTGGTCGCCGGCGCCTTGGTGGGGGCCACGGTGACCTTGGGCTTCGCGGTGGCCTGGCTCGTGACGCTCACCGGTGCCTTCGCGTCCTCCGTACCGGTCGCTGCACCGATGACGCCCACCGCTACCGGGATGCCGACGACGATGCCGACGATCACGAGCAGGGCCGTGCGAACGGGGTGGGACTTCTTCGGGGCGGGCTTGAAGTTCTGCGGGCCCTCGAACGGCGGGTGGTTGGACGGCTGGTTCGGGTACTGCTGGTTCATGGTGCCCCTTGCGTAGGATTGTGTAGGTGTCATCCTGCGGAACCAGCCGCGCATTGTCAAGCCCGCACGTATATAGTGCTGCCATGGATACTCCGAAGAGTGCGGGCGTCTACTGCCGTCTCAGCTACAGCCCCGACGGTTCGCTCGAGAAGGTCGAGCGTCAAGAGGCTGACTGCCGCGCGCTCGGTGGTCGGCTCGGCTGGGGAATCCGTGAGGTCTACTCGGACAACTCCCGGTCCGCGTGGAAGCGGGACAGGAAGCGTCCGCAGTGGGACCGGATGCTCGCCGACATCAAGGCGGGATTGCTTGACGGCATCTTGGTGTACCACGGCGACCGGCTCATCCGGCAGCCCTGGGACCTGGAGCTCCTGCTCAGCCTGGCCGACGACAAGGCGCTGCCGCTCGCGTCACCGTCCGGCACCCGAGACCTCAACAGGGAGGATGACCGGTTCATCCTCCGCATCGAAGCTGCGGCCGCATGCCGCTCCTCGGCTGACACATCCCGTCGAGTGAAGCGTGACAATGACGCGCGCGCTATCGCGGGCCGCCCCTCCGGTGGAGGCAATCGCCCGTTCGGCTACGGCCTCCCCACTGGCAAGAACGGGGTCACCGGCAAGCCGTTGCACGACCTAACCCAGCAGGTCCCCGAAGAGGCCGCGGTGGGACGCGAGGCCGTGGAGCGACTGCTCGCTGGACAGTCGCAAGGTGGAGTGATCGCCTGGCTGAACACCGTCTCGACCACCACTAACGGGAACCGGTGGAAGCCCCCCGCCTTCCGTGCGTGGCTGAAGACCCCCCGCCTCGCCGGACTCATCGAGCACAAGGGCTCCCTGATGCCTGGCGCGTGGGAGCCGATCGTCACGCGCGAGCAATGGGAGGACGTGCAGGCGCTCCTGAAGGCCAGCAGTGAGCTCCACGGCGAGCAGGGCAGGGTTCGGGTCCATCTCCTCAGTGGGATCGCCGAGTGCTCCTCCTGCGGCGGCAAACTGCGAACGAAGCCCGTCACCGGCAAGTCCCCGAATGCCCGGCAGTACTTCTGCGCAGCCCCCGAATGTCCTCACCGGGTCTCCCGCAACATCATTCACCTCGACGCCTACGTCACCGGCCGCGTACTGCGCCGGCTGAACGACCCCGCCTTCATCGCCGCGCTCCACGCGAACGATGACCAGCCCGGAGTTGGTGCGGAGATCATCAGTCTGGAGCGCCGAAAGGCCGAGGCGAAGAAGGTGCTGGAGGAGCTCGCCGACCACCCGGACATCGACCCAGCACTTCAGGCCAAGTCACTGATGGGGTTCGACCGGAAGATCGCCCAACTCCGCGACCATCTGACCACCACCACCCGGCAGCGACTACTTGCCCGCCTGGCCGGGGTGACGCTAGAGCAGTGGGATGCCGAGCCGGTCGACGTCCGGGCGGAGACGGCGCGCTCCCTGTTCAGGGTGGTCGTGCTTCCGGCTACTCGCCGTGGCCCCGGGTTCGACCCGGCAAGCGTCCGTGTTGAGCGTGTGGAAGTTACATGACGCTAACAGTGAGACTCAGGTCACGTAGCGGAGCGTAACTCAAACGAGATGCGGTGAGCCGTAGCGCTACCCCCTGTTGTAACGATCAAGTGGGGGTACCGACCGATCCACGGGGTGGTGACACCGGCCGGCACCCTTGCCAATCCAACGAGGCGGGGACCGGTGAGTTACAGGTGAGTTACGAGCTGGGAGAGAACATGCAGGAGTTACTGAGGATCCGATCGGAGATAGCGGCAGCTCTGGAGCAGGTAGACGAGGTGATCGCGGGGGTCAGTCCTCGCGGTTAATCAGCCTCTCCAAGTCGTCCGCAGCCTGGCGGAATCGTTGCAGGGCATCCCGGAGTTGATCAACGTCCAACTCCGGGCCTGCAGCGCCGGTCGGCCCTTCGGGCACCCAGTAGCCGAGGCCTCTGCGCGCCTCCAGCTCTGAGACTCCGAGCACTTCAGCGAGTCGAGGGATCCGCTCCTCGCTGACTGTCGTCTTTCCGTTGCGCCAGTAGTAGACCGTTTTCTCGGTGACGCCTAGGGCCTCAGCGATGCGCTGAATGCTGACGTCGCGGCGCTCCATCTGACGCGTGAGCCAGGCTCCTGCAGATGGGCTCGGTGGGGTCTGGACCGAGTTACTCATGCTGCAACTTTCACTTCCCACCTGGGAAGTGTCAAGTTACATGCAAAGAACCTCACACTTCCCCCTTGACACCTCCCACTTCCCACGGACATAGTGGTCCACATGGAGCAGACCGAGATGCAAGCAGCGTGGGGGACGCGCATTCGTCGCCTCCGCCAGCGCCGCGAGCTGACCGTCACCCTCGTCGCCGGGCAAGTGGGCATCACCCGGAGGTACCTGTACGCACTGGAGCGGGGTCAGTACGCGCCCAGCGTCTCGGTGCAGATGCGTATCGCCGATGCCCTTGGCGTCGATCCGGGCGAGATCTTCAGCTACGACCTGAAGGACGCCTCATGACTCCCCCGCGCAACGGCAGGCCGCTAGGGGGGGGCGAAGGGCGAGAAGGCCCAAAGCTCCGCCAACCAGAAGCTGGAGCGCGGCAGGCCCGCCAAGGGGAAGTCCGAACTTCCCGGCATCACCATCCGGCGCGGTCGCAAGGAAGGCGCATGAAGGCCCTCCGTACCACCGAGGAGTGCATCCAGGCCGGCTGGGATGACGGAGCCGACGACCGGCCTCTCTCCCAGCAGGAGATCGAGCGCCTCGCCGCCTTGCATGGCCCGTATCTCACGCCTCAAGCCGAGGCGTCCTAGACCTCCTACTGATGGCGGCCGGGGAAGTTCCCACCCCCCGAGCTTCCCGCTGGCGCCATCAGTAGGAGCTTCCAACACATGAACTACCGCGCCAATGAAGAAGGGGCCAGCCCCCCATCCGCAAGAACGAGGGCTGACCCCAACTACTACAAGGGGAATTAGATCATGACTGAAGTACTGAAGTGGGCGGGACTGATCGGAGCAGGCTGGTTCCTGCTGTCGATCCCGGTGGCCCTGATCCTGGGCCAGATCCTGAAGCGCCGCAACGCGCAGTACCCGACCTCCGATGAGCTCGACGAGCGTCGGGCCCTGCGTGTAGTCGAGGACCAGCGATGAGCGCCGTCGACGTCGCGTTCGGCGAGCGACTCAAGCAGTTCCGGAAGGAGCAGGGCCGGAGCCAGGCGTCCCTATCTGAGGTCACAGGCGTCTCGCAAGCTGGCATATCCAAGATGGAGAGCGGCGTGCAGGTGGTCTACCTGCATCAAGCTGTCGCGCTGTCTGCCGCGCTTGGGGTCACCCTCCAGGATCTGCTCACAGGAATCCGCCCCAGTGAAGACGACCTGCTCGCCGAGGCCGGACGACTCAATGCCGAGATCGGTCGCCTGCGGTCAGGTCTAGCTCGGGTTAGCCACCTCGCCGCCTCCATTGGGCGCGGCGCGGAGGCGACCTCATGACGCACCCGAGTTTCGACCCTCAGAACGGGTGCGGCTGCCTCGCCGTCCTCTCCGGTGTCCTCACCGTCGTCGTGATCGCTGTCGGTATCGCCCTTGTGGGGTGGCTGTCATGACCCCGGTGGAGCGGCTCCTCGCTGCGGCAGACCTGCTCGACGAGCGCGCGGAGGGAGCGACTGGTGGGCCGTGGGAAGCGCGGTTCACGGGCCTCTACAACCCCGGCAGCCTCGCCAGCGACATGGCAACCATCGAGCTCGCGGTAGCAGGCAACCCGAAGCTCGCCGCCACTCACTACGAGTGCTACACCCTGGCCGGCCAACTGTGGGTCCGTGTCGAGGGCGGCAGTTGGGAAGCCCGCGCATGGCACTCCGTTGTCGGCGGCAAGATCTTCGGCTCCACCACGGACCGCGTCGGTGTACGCCGCCAGATGATCTTCGGCAGCCGTGTCGGTGTCGAGGTTATCGATGACCCCCGGACGCGTGCGTGATGACCGCCGCACTCTTCACCCTCCAGCGTCACCGCGACGTCACCGGCATCTCCGGTGAGGGCCCGGTAGCAACGGTCGTCGAGTTCGACGACGGCCACACGGTCCTCCACTGGGACACCGCGACCCCCTCCACCACGGTCTACACCGACATCCGCCACATCACCGCCCTGCATGGGCACGAAGGTGCATCGACCTTGGAACTCAACGATCCGTACCGCCTGCTCGCTGCGTATCAGCGGGTCATGCCGTACCTGCTGAGCATCGAGCCGCGCAAGCCACTCCTGGTGGCATCGCATCCTGACCACCCTGACCGGCTGCGGCTGGTCTTCGACGTGACCGGGGTGGCGTGGGCGTTCTTCATCGCACTACTGGACGGCAGCACGAAGGCCGCCAGTCATGCCGAGGTGAACGGCGAGATCGAGCACACCTGGGTCACGCCCGACGGGAACCTGTGGCTCACCTACTTCACACCGGGGACGTTCACGGAGCTCCTCGAAGGCGAAACCTACAACACCCATGGCACGACCTGGGAATCCCACGATGACCCGGAGGTCCAGCAATGAAGAAGATCACGAAGCTCACCCCCGAACAGGAAGCGATCCTGCCGGTAGTCCGCGACGAATGGCTCCAGCACGGCCTATCCACCGAGCCCGCCGACCGACCCGCCGCCGAAGAAGGCGTCCGCATGGCCTACCGCGCCGCCGGCCTCGAGCCGCCCCGGTTCATGATCTGGCTCGGCTCGCCCATGGCCGGCGTCTACGGTCAAGCAATCGCTGGCCCGATCGTCACCTCCGCGATGCGGCACGACCAGGTGGACGGCCAGGTGTACGGCCAGGTGTACGACCAGGTGCACGGCCAGGTGCACGGCCAGGTGTACGACCAGGTGTACGACCAGGTGTACGACCAGGTGGACGACCAGGTGCACGGCCAGGTGCACGGCCAGGTGTACGACCAGGTGCACGGCCAGGTGGACGGCCAGGTGGACGGCCAGGTGCACGACCAGGTGTACGACCAGGTGGACGACCAGGTGGACGGCCAGGTGCACGACCAGGTGTACGACCAGGTGGACGGCCAGGTGGACGGCCAGGTGTACGACCAGGTGCACGGCCAGGTGCGCGACCAGGTGCGCGGCCAGGTGCGCGACCAGGTGCGCGGCCAGGTGCGCGACCAGGTGCACGGCCAGGTGCGCGACCAGGTGCACGGCCAGGTGCACGGCCAGGTGTACGACCAGGTGCACGGCCAGGTGTACGACCAGGTGCACGGCCAGGTGCACGGCCAGGTGCACGGCCAGGTGCACGGCCAGGAGCGCGGCCAGGT